TGGCTTCAGAATTCACACCGATGATTTGTTTACCAACAAAGTCTATATTTCTTGTTTCCCTTGTAATTTCAAGGTATGTTGGTTGTACATAATCACCATCAGAAAGTTTAAAAAGATCTGTTCCTGGAACATATACATCGACATCTACTCCATAAAGTAACTTAAAGAATAGATCGATTGCACGTTCACTTCCTTTTGAACGATAGAGATCTTGTGAGTTTTTAATAAACTGCTGTCGATTAGAAGCAGTTGTAAATTGTACATTTTTAAGATATTTTTCTTTAAAATATATGATAAATTTGTCTAGAGTTTCATCAATGTCTCGATAATTTAAAAGTTTTCTTGCTTCACCAAGAGTATTTCCAGGTGTTTCTAACCATTCATAGTATGCTTTTACAAATGATATGAATGTCTCACCTTCTTCTTTATAAAAAGATGGAAATTGATTCTCAACAAAGTAAGATATTTTTGATTCTATATCTTTCATTAAATTTGAACTCTATTAATTGTAGTCGATATGTCAGCGTTGTCTATTTTTAGAATAACGTTTTTAGTTGAGAAGATATCTAAACTCTTTGGTCTTGCAAAGAATTTAATTGCACTACCTTCATATGATGAAACTGTAAGTCCTTTAATTAATAAACGACCAGTTGCATAATCAACAGTTCCTATATCCTCAATACGTTTTGATTCACCATCAGCTTCTTCAGTAATGAATAATGTACCTTCTCCATTATCTTCAATTTGAACTGATTGTCCTTTATATCTAAATGCAGTTGATTCAATTGTACGTAATACATCTGCATCATATGTTGCTGTTGATGATGCTCCAAGATTATCTTGTAATGGAAGATCAAAATCAATGTCATAATCTTTTGCAATATTAACATTAGGTACAACCTTCTTAATTGCTTTAACAGTTGTTTCATTACTTACAATACTTGGATGTGCATTATCAATAGCATCAGAAAGACGGCTATAACGCAATGTTTTCTTAAAGTTTGATAGATTTTCTACATTAAAATCTGATATTGCAGTAATAACTAATGTTCGTATATCTGATTGACTTAAATCTGTTAAGTTAATGTTGTAGTTGACAATAGTATCAACATCAACAAAGAGTTCTTCAGGTTCAGTAAATATTGGCTCAATAGATACTGGTGCTCTTTGTAATATGAAATCTGTATATTCGCGAATCTTACCATCAGGAAGTCCAGTAACATCCTCAATATCAACAGCAATATAAACTCTTCCATATTGTGGTGGACTTACTGTTTCTCCACCATATGCAGATATTGCTGCAATTTCAGGGAAGTTAATCTTTAATAATGTTTCATAGTCTTGTGCTGTAACAGCTCTTTCTTGTGTACTAAAATGTCTTGGTGCATTAAATTTAATTGATGCATCTGATTCAGCAACAGATCCAGATGCAGCTGCAGTTACTGTTGTTACTGCAACATTTGATACACCACTAATAGCACCATCAATTGTAAATTTAAAACATCCATTTGGAAGTTCACCAGATGATAATCGATAATCAGCAACAATTGTTGCATCATTCTTTGGTTTTCTACCTGTAACATTATCACCAAATACAATCTCATATTTTTCATCTTCAGCAGGTTGTAAGAAAAATACTTTTGAATCTGAATTTAATCCATATAATGATGTTGCATATGCATATGTTAATGTTGTTGCACCATTATCTTCAATAACAGTTACTGTAATACTATCTGTATCAACAGTTGGATTTGATAAAACAAATCTTTGATTATCAATAGCATAGTTCATTGTATATGAATCATTGACATATTCACCTTCATAGATTTCAGTTCCTGCTGTTGTGAATACACCATTTGTTCCTAGAAGTACTTGATTACTATCAGTACTAAATGTAAATGCATTTGAACCTATCTTACTTGTAAATGAAGTTCCTTTTGGAACTGTAAGTGTGGTAAGTGTTGAATCACCACTATTAATATTTAAAGCTACAGTAGCTTTTGCAGATTTAAAGGATCGTGGTAAGTAATTTAATTCCTTTGCATGAGATAAGATACTATCTCTTAATTTTGCAGTATCTAAAAACATCTCAGAACCAACCATATTCAAATAAAATGTATTCATATATGAGTTGTATGCTAAGAGATCAAGAAGGACATTCATATTACTTCCTTCAAAATCATAATCTTTAAATTTATCTTGTGCTTTTAGATGTGTCTTAAAACTATCTTTTAAACCATCAAAATCTAAATTTACTAAACTTATATTACTATTTGCCATTATCGTACTCTATTTAAAACAACACTAAATGTTGTGGGTTTTGACGTATCTTGAAGTGCAAATGTTACTGAAACGACATATGTATTTCTTTCTTCAATCAACGACGTCTTAATATCAATCAAATTGGCTCTTGGTTCAAATGTTTCTATAGTGTATCGTATTTCTTCTTCAATACCTTTTGCAACCGTATGTGATGCTGGTTCAAATAAAAAAGATTGAAGACGTGAACCGATTGTTGGTTGAAACCTTCTTTCATATTTATTAGTTAAAATCAGGTTCCTTATTGAACGTACTACTGCACTTTCATTTCTATTAATAACAAGTTGCTTACTATCAGGATGAGAATTTAAATTTGTGAAGAAATCAGTATATAGATCTTCATTCTTTCTCTGTGCTGAATATCTTTCTGCTAATGTTGGTGCTGCCACTTTAACCTCCTGCGAATACGTTTCCAGAACCAGATGCGATAACTACACCACAACCATATGTATCGCCCAACCTACCTATCCCTTTACCGTTTACAAACACAGATCCAGAATGTTTTGTCAATCCTGGAGCATGTGATGGGCAATCTGGCGGATTAAAGGTGTGTGATTGTACTGCATCGCCTTGTCTGACAACGCCAATACCATTTGCCGTAACATTACTAGCACCAGCAGCTGTTGCCGTTGATCCTTGACATGTTGGATGTGGTATACTTACAGTATCAGTTCCACCTTTTCTTGCAACTTTTGGCATAGTTATCCTATGGATTTAAATCGATTCTTGGTGCAACAAATGTCATAGTTCCATCTGAAGTGATATCACACGTTCCACCAATATCTGTTTTAAAATTACCGTCTATCTTAAGTGTTGCATCTCCCTTAACAAAGACATTTACTTTACCACCAATATAGACTTCTTTATCTTTAATTATAACTTCAAAGTCATCATCGACGGTTTTT